GTTACCATCAGCGGTAACACGCCAACCACACCAGTAATCTTGCGGGGTGATAGCATGGAGGCCACATATCTGGTCATGCCAGTTCAGGTAAGAGAGTGAAGCCAGCGCGTAGACACTACAAGCTGAACGATGCTGTAATCAAGAAGGTGCGCTTTCTCTGTGAGTACGGCGCACCCCTTGAACACATCGCGCCGGCTGTTGGTGTCAGCTATCCAGCCATAAAAATCTGGCTAAGCAACGCAAAAGGTGAAAACCCCACTGAGCAAGAGGTAGCTCTTTTAGCTGCTGTTAATGAAGGCCGCGCTGCAGGTGGCCTTCGCTTAGCTAGCAAGATCGCTGAATCTGCTGATGCTGGTGATACGCGAGATGCACAATGGCTGCTGACGCATTCACCAGCATTCCGCAGACACTACAGCGACAATGCAGCTGTCACACGTGCATTCAGCGATGGCGTACAGGCGTGCGTTGCTGCGGTGCAGGCTGCAGGCCTGACACCAGAGCAGGAGCGTGCGGTGCTGCTGCAGATCAGTGCACGCACTGGTGAAAAACTATTATCCTCTGACCAACAATGACCGACCTTGAGTTTCTGATAGCGATCAAGTCCTACATTGAAAAAATGGAGGAATGCATAGATAGAGAGTTCGGGGATTATCGCACAGTCAATGAGCTGATCAGCGCAGGGAGGATGCCGCAACCGATCTATTCCGAAGTCGCTCGCCGCATTGAAGCGTTGCAGTAAAACATGCCACGGCTGACTGATCCCGTCACCGCACGCCTTGCAGCGCTGGAGCTTGAACGCAACAGCAGCAGGGCGCTTTTTGATGCAGATCAAACCCTGGCTGCAATCAGGGCAGACCTGCACCCTGGGCAGCTTGCCTTTGTTGATGACACCACCGAGATCCTTGGCATCAGCGCTGGCTATGGCGCCGGTAAGACACGTGCATTATGCGCAAAGGCTGTAGCACTAGCGTGCGCCAATCAAGGTTTCATCGGTGCCGTGATGGAACCAACCGGTCCGTTGATTCGTGACATCTGGCAAAATGACTTTGATGACTTCCTAGAGTGTTACGCCGTACCGTACACATTCAGGGCATCACCGCTGCCGGAATATACACTGCATCTTGCAGGTGGTGATACTAAAATCCTGTGCCGTAGTTTCGAGAACTGGACGCGGATTATCGGCCTCAACCTCGCGTGGGTGTTGGCTGATGAGATCGACACCGTAACGCCTAGCATCGCCAGCAGGGCATTCCCCAAGATCCTTGGCCGCCTGCGATCCGGCAACCTAAGGCAGTTTGCCGCGGCCAGCACGCCAGAGGGTTACCGCTGGCTGTGGCAGACATTCGCCAGTGATGACGCCAAGATCAGAACTGACCGGCGGTTGATCAAGATGCGCACTGCCGATAACCCACACCTGCCGGCGGACTTTATCGAGCGTATGCAGGCGAACTATGATCCGAACCTGCTGAAGGCATACCTCGATGGTGAGTTCGTCAACCTAACGACCGGTGCGGTTTACGATCGCTTTGACCGCAGCGTGCATGTCATCAGCGAGCTGCCTGATGGCAGCAACGATCAGCCGCTACGTGTTGGCGTTGACTTCAACGTCGGCAATATGTCAGCCATCATCACCGTACGGCTTGGCGGTGAGTTATGCGTCATTGATGAAATCAGCGGTGCACACGATACCGACGCATTAGGGCATGAAATCCGCAGGCGATACCCTGACCGTCGCATCTACGGCTACCCCGACGCAAGCGGCGGCAATCGCAGCACCAATGCGGCGCAAACTGACATCCAGATCCTTGAAACCTATGGCATCAGTAACCAGTCACCACGCGCTAACCCACCAGTGCGTGATCGCGTCGCAGCAGTGCAGGCAATGCTGCAAAACGGCAAGGGGCAAGCACGATTGAAGATCCACAGCGGCTGCAGGCGGCTGATCGAATGTCTGGAGCTCCAATGCTGGAACGACAAGGGCGAACCCGATAAGGATGCAGGCCATGATCACATGAATGATGCATTGGGTTATGTAGTGTGGCGTGAGTTCAACCCACTGCACGCCGGTGCTGGCCGCGGCACTGGCGTTAGGCTGTATTGAGCGCAGGCTGTAGCAAGCACCGGTGACATACTCCACCTTCAACCCACGGCCGCTGCAGCAGCGCACCGTAACACGTGTGCAGGATCCATGCCAAGCGTGGTATGCACAGGAGGAGCACTGGCTGCTGATCGAGGATCTGCTCGGCGGCACAAGGCAGATGCGGAAGCGGCATCGCAACTACCTACCGCAGGAACCACGCGAGGCAGATGACAGCTACGACAACCGCCTAATGCGTTCGGTGTGTCCGCCTTACTACCAACGCCTGGAGCGGATGCTAGCCGGGATGCTAACGCGCAAGCCGGTGCGGTTGGTTGATACCAGCGACACCATCCGTGAGCAGCTGTTTGATGTTGACCAGCAAGGCAACGACCTTAATGTATGGACCTACGAAACCGCTCGTGTCGCCATCAGGTACGGGCACGTTGGTGTGCTAGTTGATGCACCGCAAGGTGGCGGCAGGCCATACTGGGTGCGCTACAGCCCGCGGCAAATCCTAGGTTGGCGTACTGAACCAAAAGACGGCAAGCAGACGCTAACGCAGCTGCGGCTGCAGGAAACTACCACCGTGCCTGATGGTGACTACGGCGAACGCACCGTAGATCAGATCCGTGTGTTGACGCCAGGTGCATACCAGCTGTGGCGTAAAGATCAAACACCAGAGTTCGAGCTGATCGATGAAGGTAACACTAGCCTCAGCGAGATCCCATTCAGTGTTGCTTACACCGGCAGGGTGGGGTATCTGGAGTCACGCCCTCCGATGAGCGATATTGCAGACCTGAACCTGAAGGCATATCAGGTGCAGTCTGACCTTGATAACCAGCTGCATATCTGCGCGGTGCCGATGCTGGCATTCTTCGGTTTCCCGAGCAGTGCCGAGGAAGTATCAGCCGGACCGGGTGAAGCGCTAGCATTCCCTGCTGAAGGCAAGGCGGAATATATCGAGCCCGGCGGTGGCAGTTTTGATTATCAGTTCCGCAGGCTGGAGCAGCTGGCGGCACAGATCAATGAACTAGGACTGTCGGCAGTGCTGGGGCAGAAGTTAAGCGCTGAAACTGCCGAGGCAAAGCGCATCGACCGCAGTCAGGGTGATAGCACCATGGCAGTAATCGCGCAGAACATGCAAGACATGATTGACAACTGCTTGCGGTTTCATGCGGAGTATTTCCAGAACCGCGAAGCAGCTGGTAGTTGTTTGGTAAATCGTGATTTCGTCGGCGGTATGCTCGAACCCGGTCAGGTTGACAGCCTGCTCGGGCTTTATACCGCCGGTACCATCACGCAAGAAACATTGTTGCAGCGCTTGTCAGATGGCGAGGTGCTGGGCGATGATTTTGACGTTGAAGCAGAACTGGAGGCAACTGCCAATGGCGGACTGGATTACGCGAGTGCTGATGCGGCTGGGGTTGAAGCGGCCGATGCCTCAGGAACTGACACCGGAACCGCCGACGGCACCGGTGCGTAGGTGCCTGCTTGATTACCACGTATCACTTACGCTACCGGAGGATATTATGGCGATCGTACGGACTACGTGGTATGACGGCAACGGACATCCTGAGACGGTAGATGAAATGGTCATCATGGAAGATGACGATGACAACCGCACGGTATTTTGCCACGTGATCACTAGCGCTGCGATGCAGGGTGCCAACATCAGTGTGCGGTCATCGTACGATCCAGAGGAGCTTGGAATCTTCGTGTGACTACACCAGCCAGCCTGTACCGTAACGCCATTGATCTTAACCGCTACGGTAACAGCGTTGCGCGGCGTATCATCAATGCCTATAACGACATCATCATTGATGCTGTAAATCAGCTGCGGGCGATTGATGAAGCAGCAGCACCGATGAAGGCTGCAAGGCTGCGTGCTATCTTGGCGCAGCTAAAGGCAAGCCTCAGTACATGGGCGGGTGATAGCACCGAAGTTACTGCAATCGAGCTGCAAGGTTTAGCGGAGCTGCAGTCTAGTTTCGTAGCGGAGCAGCTGGCAAAGGCACTACCGGCCGGTGCACGTAACATGGTGCGCACCGTTGAGATCAGCCCGCAATTTGCGCAGGCGGTTGTTACGACTGACCCGACGCAGCTAAATGCGGTGGTGCTGAGTGATGATCTATTCAAGACCGTATATGGCGCGCAGGCTAATGTAGCAGCGACGTTTAACTTAACAGCAACGCAAGGTGCAATGATCACGCTGCCGAATGGCGCTGTAGTCGAGAAGGCATTTCGCGGTATTGCTGTTGATCAAGCTGAGCGGTTCAGTCAAGTTGTACGCAACGGATTGCTGACTGGTGAAACGACACCATCCATTGCGAAGCGGTTGATCGGTAGCTTGCAATTTGGCGAGCAGGCAAAAAGCATCAGCCAGCTGATCGCAGCAGGCGGGCAGGCAACTGCTGTATCCAACAATCAGGTGCTATCGCTGGTGCGCACTAGCATCAACCAAGTAGCAAATGCCGCCGCGATGCAAACATATGAAGCAAATCCAGATATTACAGACAGCTATCGCTATGTTGCAACACTCGACAGCCGCACTAGCGCAATCTGTCGTGCATTAGACGGCAAGATGTTTAAGTACGGGCAGGGTCCAACACCACCGCAGCACTTCGGCTGCCGGTCTACGATCGTCGCCGTGATCAAAGACAGCCTGCTCGAGCCTAGCAAGGTGGCGAAGCGTGCATCAGCTGATGGGCCGGTGCCGATCGACACCACATACGGCAAATGGCTGCATGACCAGCCGGCTGCCGTGCAGGCTGATGTGCTAGGTCCCAGCAAGGTGCCGTACTTCAACCGCCTGGCCAGCAAATACGGCCCAGAGAAGGCGATCGCCAAGATGGTCAGTGAAGATGGTTCGGAGCTTACACTGAAGCAACTACAAAAGCGTTATGGAACTCCCTAGCCTTTGCCATTTTCGTAATGAGGGGATCTACCACATCAGCAGCGACCCGGTAGAGGTGCTGATCGGTGAGGCATGGGTGCCGGCGAAATACACCGATAAGGGATGGGCATCAGCTGATGGCGCTACGCTGCTATCAGGCATCGAGGAGTGGCGGCATTATGGCAAAGAAGAAGGACAAGGTAGCGAAGGTGATGGGGGAGTACAAGCGCGGGACGCTGCATACGGGCAAACCAGGCCCCGGCAAGGGTCCAACCGTCAAAAGCAGAAAGCAGGCGATTGCGATAGCATTAAGCGAAGCCGGCAAGGCACGCAAAACCCGTAAGGGGATGAAGTGATCACATACCGCGGCGAGCAGTTCGACGGCTACAACAAGCCAAAGCGCACACCGGGCCATCCCGACAAGTCCCATGCGGTACTGGCAAAGGATGGTGACCGCGTAAAACTGATCCGCTTCGGGCAGCAAGGCGTTAGCGGCAGCCCGCCACGTGATAACGAAAGCAAAGCAGCCGCCAGCCGCCGCGCTGCCTTCAAGGCGCGACATGCAAAAAATATCGCTAAAGGAAAGCTAAGCGCTGCATACTGGGCGGATAAAGTAAAGTGGTGAGGATCAATTAACCCTGCGGGTTATTCATGTCCGAAGAAAACACCACGTCACAGCCTGCGGCAGGTGGCGCTGATACCGAAGCGCTGCAACGCAGCATCGAAGCACTAGAACGCAAAAACAAGGAACTAGCAGATGAGAAGCGCCGCCTTCGGCAGTATGAACGCATCGCGCAGGAACTGCCTGATGGAACAAGCATCACCGATCTGCTTGATTTCAAGCGCAAGGCAGAGCAATCTGAACTGGAGCAGCAAGGAAAATACACCGAAGCACGACAGGCTTTGGAGCAGCAGTACCGTGAGGCGACGGCGCAAAAGGATCAGCGCATTGCTGAACTTGAAGCACGAGTGCGGGAGCTGGAGCTGATCAGCCCTGCAGTATCAGCACTGGCGGACCTTGTGCATGACCCTGATCTGGTACTAAAAACCAAGCTAAGCGCTGATCGCATCGAGCGTGATGCTGACGGTACTGTTGTCGTCGTCGATGGCTACCAGCGTACACCGGTGCAGGAATGGGCGAAGACTCTACCGGCATGGATGCAGAAGCAACCCAAGCCGCAAGGCAGCGGTGCACCATCAAGCGGCGGCAGCAGCAGCGGCCTGCCGGCCGGCATGAAAAATCCATTCGCGGATGGGTCATTTAACCTCACCGAACAAGCACGGTTGTACCGCACAGATCGTGACCTATACGAACGGCTTAAGTCTGCCGCTAGTATGTGAGCAATACCGGCTGCGCTGGTGATAGGGCTGCGCCCACCGCAAACCACTAAACGAGGTTCATCATGGGCGTTATTCGCTCTGATGTCATCATCCCTGAGGTTTTCACGCCTAAATCGTAAGGGCCTCCATGGGGTAACCCATGGAGATAACGGGGTGAATTGCTGGAAAGGCCACCACTCGTAAGAGCAGGCAGATCAGCAGCCAAGCCAGCCCACAAGCTGGAAGGTTCAACGACTAGGACCCGAGAGGCAACTCAGTAATGGTCCCACGAGTGCCCCGCACCCAACCGGCTATCAGCTAGGGGGTGAAGATATAGTCTGACCTGCGACCGATGGTAAAGGCGCAGAACCAAAGGATAAAGAGCCTTTGGGGTAACAACGTGTACGTCATTGAGCAAACCACACTTCGTGATGCCTTCCTGGCTAGCGGTGTGGTGCAGCCTATGGCTGAGCTGAACGCCACTGAGGGCGGTGACACTGTTCAAGTGCCATTCTGGAAAGCAAATCTTACCGGTGACTTCGAGACCCTTACGGACTCGA